GTATTTGTGGCGAAGTCGCCCGAGATACTTTTGGAGAATGTGAGCGTAGAGACTGAGACTGTCCCCGTGTGCGTATTCGCTCCAGCAAACGAGTTCGCCCCGGTAAATGCGTTGGCCCCGTCGAGACTGGGAACATTCGATACGGCGGGATAGGCGTCCAAGTCCTCTTTGATCTTCTTGAGGTCCGACGCCTGACCCCTGAAGTTCACATTGATAGCGTCAACATCGCGGGAGTCATCCATCTTCTTCAGGTGGAATTGTGGCTCGGCGGCGAAGGACGATATGCTCAGAGTGAGTATGAGTGACAGAATCATTTATTGCCCACGCCAGAGGTAGCCCTCTTTTCTTTTGCGAGGTCAATTTTAGCGGCAACCACCTGGCTTATGAGTTTGCTGTATAGTTCAGCGTTCTTTGCGTTCGCAGGGTCAAGTCCACGGATAAGAAGTTTTCTGGCGGTTTCAGATGTCATTAGAGCGGAAGCCACTCCGGCTCCTACCGCAACAGCGGTTGCGGCTCCAGGTCCAACAAAACCAAATACCGCGCCCATCCCGAATAATGCGTTATTCGATACAACCATTCCTCCAGTACCTGACGGATTCGCCAATAGACGCTGTTGGCTTTCCAGAAGTGCCTTCATGTCGTCTATTTTTGATATGTCGTCAAGCATATTCTTCCCAAACACTTCTTTCAGGAAGTTCTCGTCATATGCTTTCAGGGCCTTTCGCATACCGAATGCCGTTTTGTTCTGTTGACCGGCGAGAACTGTTGGATCGTGAATCTCTCCAATTATCCCCTCAAGTATTCTTCTCTTGATTGGGGCGGTTCCTTTTTCGCCAACGATTCTCTTTACCGCACGATAAGTCATAACGTCGCCGTCGGCTATTCGCGTAACCACATCCTCTGGATGGACGTACATATCTCCAGATTTGCGGATGATCTTTCTTAGGTTCATCTCAATCTGGCTCTCAATAAACCTGGGGCTTTCCCTGTTGGCCTGATACTTCAACAGTTCATCGTACTGTGATGGTGTCAGAAGCTCCAGAATAGCCTCTTTGCTGTACCCGCCGATTTTGTTTAGAATTTCAGGACCGGACAAAGCTCTGCCATCCTGTCCGGTTGTCATGTCCTCGAGAAATAACCGGCGCATTTTATCCATTACGCCTGGGCCAGCGACTTCCCTTGTCTTTGCTATGTCAACGTAGTTCCCAGGCTTAACTACATTTTCATAGAACATCTGCGGGTTTGCTTTTGCTACCTTCATCAAATCTATATTCTGCTTGGTCGCAAACTTTCCCTTGTAGATGTCTCGATAGTAGGCAATGGCAAGGTCGTATTTCTTCTTAATGTCTCCGGTTAGGGTTTCTGAGAAAGCCTCTATGTCCTTGTCTAGTGCGTCCTTCGCATTTCTCCAGACAGCGGATTCCTTTGTGTTTCCAGTACGCATTGCCTCGTTGAGCCGTCCATTGATAATTTCCCTAAGAGTTGTGACCTCTTTGAATGTCCATGATTTGCGACCACTAATAAGTGCCTGGGCTTCTGCCGCCGCATCTCCCTTCAATAGTTTGCCAGAGTCATCCACCATTTTACCGGCTGGTCCTGATGCCAGGTCACTCAAAAGCCCTTTGGTTTCAGATGAAAATGCCCTTGGTATTCTGTCCGTGATTTCAAGATGCTTCCTAGTCGCGGCCTCGAGATTTGTAGTTAAAACTTGGTCGGCCTCATCCGGGATTTCCTCTCCGACCTTATCAAAGAACTTGTTCTTGGCCTTCCGTGATGCCTCTATGCGCCTCGCCATTATTTCGTTATATTCAGCGGCCAACCTCTCTGCTGTGGTTTCCGATCCCGCCTTGCCAAGCAGTTTTTCTCGCTCTTTGGAAATCGCGGCCATCCTGTTTATTTCCCTTTTACTAACTACATCCTCAAGTCTATCCCTAATTGTGATACCAAGTTTGGATGGGGCAACATTTGGACCCGCTGATTCCAATACTTGTGAGCGAACGGCCTGATATGCGGATTCCTGGGCATCTCTCATGGCAATAATTCTGCGGCCAATAAACGGAAGCCTGGAAAGAACCTCCTCGGCCTGTGCCATTGGCTTGGACTGCAATATCTGCGTCATCGTTGGAGTTATTTTAGCGGCCATTGCCGCCCTTACCGCCTTCGCAACTCCGGTAGTCCTTTCTGCAACCGGCCTCAAGGCACCGGCAACGCCCCTAACAACTCCACCCATTCCAAGCCCAATGGCTTCTGCCCCAGCACCGGCCTCTAGGTTTTGCGCTGTTTCAATACCCGCCTGCCGTATCGATTCGATGGGTTTCTTTATGCCCATTGACCGATCAAGAATGTCTGCCGCGCTCTTTCCGGCAGCGAAGCCAAGCCCACCACCGGCGATTGCTCCGGGGATTACTCCAGCAACCGTGGGCGCTGCGGCACCACCCGCAATGGCCATTCCCACCGCACTACCGCCAGCCTCTAGAACAGGCCTTGCAAATTCGGATATCGTGTTTCTGGTGTCCCTTACTGGTTCAACAACCTCAACCGCGCCAAGGTCTGAAAGGTCCGACGGAGTTGCCCCAAGGTCAGACAGGTCGGATTCATCGTGTTTGATAGCCATTAGAGCCTCTTTGCTCCGCGCTTCTCTGCATCCGCAACCTTATCGGCTGGGACATCCCACGACTTGCCGCCAATCTCCATTCGGACAAAATTTGTCGAGGTCGGAGAGTTGGTTTCTGGATTTGGAGCCATCTTGAGCTTCGCCCTAACGATGTTGTCTATGTTCCTTGTTTTATCTACCCTTGCCGCTGGCTTATCGGAACGTTTTGGAACCATATTAATAAGTAATTCCTGGTCCCTATCAGTGAATACTCCCTCACCAGAAACGCGGAATAGTTGTTTAAGAACTGGTGCCATAGCCGAAACCGCTCCCTCTGCGGTCTGCTGTTTTGCCGTAACTGCTGGAAGCCTACCGACAATCGGTCCAGTTGCAGACTTTTCTAGCCCGGAGAGCAGGCCATCCCTGGCCGTCTCGTACAACCTAAACGCGGCCTCCCTTTCGGACTGTTCCTTGCTCAATTTCTTCTCTTCTTTCTTCTCCGCAGCCGCAACCTTTTCGCCAGAAATCTCCTTCTGCGTAATTGTCCTAAGAAGTGACTCCGGAGATAACCTACTTCCAGGAACTAGCCCGGTAATTCCCTCCTTCTTTAGCTCGGCTATCAGTTTTGGGGTTATATCTATCAGGTTGTCGGTTTTCTTTGGTGCGGGAACTAGGTACTGCCCAGCGAAGTTCCCAGCCGGAAGGCCAATTTGCGACCTGAGTTGGGTAAGGTCAATTCCGCCGACTGGAGTTTCCTGTCCGGGTTGCATATTGACGAACTGAGCCCCGCCAGTAGCGGCGTCAAGAAGGGCATTGTCCCAGGATTGCTCCTTGCCGCCAATCCTAGCCGCCTCCTGTTCCTTGGTCCTCTGTGCCTGTTGCGCGGCAAGCAACTGTTCCTGTCTCTTGCGCTCACCGATGTCGGACATGGCCCCTCCGAAGGACTGGCCGACGGACTGGATGGCCCTAGCAATCGGGTCATTCTGCTGGGCGGCAAGTTGGGCCACTAGGGCTGCAAGTTGGGTAGGTAGTTGAGCCCTTGGTATGTATTCAGGCATATCTTTGTCCTCCGAATTACTTCAAAAGTCCGATTGCTCCACCGCCCAGACTCCCGACTGCACCAATCCCAGCACCCCAAAGGGCGTTCTGACTATTCCGTTTTGCTTGTTCATTCGCTGAGTTTAGTTGCTGCTGGAACATTGAGTATTCCTGGTCAGAAGTCATCTTCTGCCCCATCGCCTGTGCAATCATCTGCCGAAGCTGTTGAGCAGACTGTAGGTCTCCCTGCATCGCACTTTGGAGTATGCTCATGAAGTCAGATGCCGTCTGGGCCCTGTACTGAGCTTCGGCAAGTTGGCCCGACTGTTGGGCCTGGTTCATGCCGAAAGCCTCTACGGACGATCCGGTAAGGCCGCGCTTCATTGCATTAGACTGAGCCGCCGCCACGTTCTGAGCGGTTGTCTGCTGTAGGCCCTTCATGGCATCGCTGTCCCTGCCAAGTAGGAGTTGCTGGGCCTGTGGGACGAAAGAACCCGTCATCGTCGGTAGTGATCCCTGAGACTGGAGCATCTTGATTATGTTCGCGTAGCTCGGGTCACTTGAGACATTCGGAAGTGAAAGCCCTGCAAGGAAATCTTCATTAGCCATATAGTCTCCTAGTCCGGCCTGATATACCGGAACTTCAATTTCCCCCCGAAAATCCTGAACGGCTGATTTACTCCACTAGCAGTAATTCCAAGCTGTAGGTATCGGCCAGTAACAATGTCCTCATCCGAGAACGGGGCATCAGCCCAAAGCACATGGTACGGGTCCTCGCCCAAGTCCACCGTTCCCATGCTGTGGGCCACGGTCCCACGGTCAACGTAGTAGGACAGGCTCAGATTGATTGAGTCTGAGTCGTTTGGTTCGGGGTCAAGTTCCAGGCCAAGCCTGTTGAATTGCTTCCTGGCGTCGGGCTGGCCGAAAGAGTATGCCTTGGTCCTTATGCTTGAGGTGAAAGAGGACCCGTCGTCATCCTTGCCAGAGTCCATCTGATAGACGTACCCGTTTGCATTGGCTGAACCGCAATACAGCTTTCGCTCGTAGTTAGCAAGCGAGTAGCAGTTATGGTCATCAAACAGGGTCCACTTGTCGTTTTTGTCCAAGACTAGGATATGGTCATTCACCGCACCACTCGAAGTAGAGGACGAATGGGACAGATAGTAGCGGTCCTGGTAGATTGCGGAAGCCGCTGGGGGTCTTGTCTCGCCGTCATTCCATGCTATCGTGCAATCCTGTAGAGTCGGAGTTTCTGTTGCCGTGTCCAGGTCGAATAGGACCCTGTAGGCGACATATGCCGAAGTCGCAACAGCTATTACGCTGTTATTGGTCTGAGCGTTCCAGTTGGCGGTTGATGGAGAAATCACGTTACCGCAAGTCGTTCCCGTGGAAATGTAGAACGTGAGTGATCCGTTGTTGGGGACGGTGTTGCAGGTGAAGTTGCCCCAGGATGTTACTGCCGTACCGATGCTTCGGCATTGGGAAATGAAGTATCCGGTTGTTGCCGCTCCGAGAGTTATGCTGTCTAGCCTTGGCGTGACCGTTGTTAATTCGGTCTGAAAAATCGACTTGTATCTTATGTAGCGCCCATTCTTCGCGCCAATTTTATAATCCGGAGTCTGAGTAACCAAAGTCTCAAACGTATCATCTGGGTCAGATGACGACTGTACCTCAAACGTAATGGAATTTTGGGCCCCGATGGATGAGCTTGAAATTGATGCGGCGAATGGGCCCCATATCGGAGTTGAAAGGGATGTATCAAATATTCCAGATGTAAAAGAACCGCTAGATTCATACCTGTAAACGAACAAATTATCCATTTCGTTATATGAACTACCATCAGAATATATTGGGCTTGCGGCAAAATATATATTGTTTTGAGTTGTTATGCTTGTGTCGGTTGCGGATGCCTTAAAAACATCATCGAGATATACCGATATGACTCCGATGCTATCCCTGACAACCTCCCAATTGTGTTGAGTCATTTCTGAGTATGTTCCAAGTGCTGTTTCTGAAAGTTTAGATTCAGAAGATGAATAATTTTTAATTAACCTGAGTACTTTTCCACTATCATCAAATACCCTTACGGAGTAGTAGTTGCCAGATGAATCTCTCAAAAATCGCATATCAAAACAATTTGAAGCAAAAGCGCAACGGTTTGTATTCTGGTCATAATAACTATGGGTCCATGACCAAGATCCAGTTGATATCTCAGATGGAGTAGTTGCTTCACACGTTACGGACGTTGGAACAGTTCTTAATGAATTTGCAGATGCAGTAAAAGCTCCAGTAACTATTGTCCATGTTTTGTTGGATGTATAGTTACCATCAGAAAAATTGTCCTGAAAAACAGTTGACGAAAGCATTACCGATCCGATTTCATCACCAGTTGATACATTTACAAATGTACCACCAGACCAATCAGATGCAGAAGTATCTGTATGTGTCCAAGACGACGGAAGTAGATTGCCCGCGCTAATCGTCGCACTCATCGGAGCCCCAGGCCCAGAAGCCGTCAGATTCCCGGCCTCGAAATCAGTCTGAGAAGTGTCCGTGATGGTTCTCTCATTCCCAGCCGTGGCTACGATGGTATCCAGCATGTCCCTAATCGGGTCGGACACTCGGTCAATCCGGTTTCCGCACATCCTCTCTAAGCCCCTCTTGGAGAGCCAGTAGAGACAACCGTTCTTTTCCTTAACCGTCCGCTGCTCGATACATCCAACCTCGCGGGAAATCTCACGAATGGCGAAATCAGTGTAGTCAAACCCGTAGAGAGCCCAAATGGAGTCCTCTTTGCCGATGATATAGGCGTCCTGGTAGGCACCCATGAGGCACTTGACTATGTTCCCGTCGTTCACGCCGCCGATAGAGAACGTTACGGGCGATGTAGAAAGGGCCGCTAGGGTCCAGTCCGTCCCGTCAAGCTCTCCCGACATCTTGAGTTGCGACTGAGCCCCGCTGATATTTCCAAGGAGGATTCTGTTACGGAATGTGTCTATCTTGTCGCCAAGGGGAGCGCCAGAAACTGTCCCACTGGATGATCCGTCATGCCAAAAGACTATGGCTCCGTTGGCACAGTAGAACCTACCCAATGCCTGGACGCACTCAAGTTCCCTGGTGGAAGATAGACCACTTATGGCAGGACTCATCTGAGCCCAAACACAGTCACCGTCATGCCAGAACATGGTTTCAGACGAGACACCGACCATGTAATGAGTCCCGTCGGCGGAGTCGAACTTCCAGAGGCCCCTAAAGGACTTTGCACCCTCTGCGGCGGTTGCGTTACACTTGGAATAGCCGTTCCTTCTTACGGCCACTCCGTCAACGTCCTCATCGAGTAGGACGTTCAGGGCTTCGGCCAGGGAGTTGTCGGGGATGACGTTTGCTGAGTAACGAGTGTAAAGCCCCTCCGTGAACCGGGGCAAGTCGAAAGACTGTTCGGGAGGCGCGGAAGCGGGGACCACTTGACCAAGGGCCGGGGAGATAAGCAGCGCCAGGGCAAGGGTGAGCGAATACCGCATTACTCGCGCCTCCCGATTGCAGAAGGTCTGTAGGACGGCCTAGATTTGGCCTCGGTAGCTAAACGCTTGAGCATGGCTGCGTACTGAGCAAAGTAGAGTTGGGCCAGGTCAGAACGTCCGTCAATCGTCGTCATGTGTGCGGCGGCACAGTAGGCGAGTCCGTAGTGATACGGATAAAGCTCGGTGATCGAGTTGAACGGGATTGATGCGTCAGTCGTCAGGTCCGTTGCCTGGGCGATATACTCTACCCTTGCCGTACCGGTACTCTTTGAATCGGGATACGGGTAGAATCCAATTAGAGTCCTAGAGGCAAAGTCGATGAAGTAATCCGTTGGCTCTGCGGTTGTCTCGCTCCAGCCGGACGCCCTATCAAGTGCTTCGGGTGTGTTCTCTTTTAGGATGTCCTGCTCATACGTCACCCTGTAGATTTGCAGGAAGTCCGAGGGGAGGCTGTACCAAGTCGTACCAGAGACAAGCGGGAACTCGAAAGACTTGTTTATCGGCTTGGCTTCTAGGTTGGCCTGTTCCTGGCACTCGTTCACCAGGGCCAGGATTCTTGCGCTAGAGAACCGATTACGCGAGGTCCCAGCGTCCAGGGCAAGGGTCCGGGTTTCTGTGCGAATCTCTCCATAGTTGAGCGCACCGGCCCGGATAGGGAAAAAGAGGGCCCCTACTGCAAGGGGGAGCCAGAGCAACAGGGACCCGAAAAGCCTACGCTTGAAAACCTCCATCATTCCTCCCCATCCCCCTACTTCCTAAATGTCCAGACGAATGTTGCGGCCATACCGAGAAAGCACAGGAAACTCACTGCCCCGTAAAAACGTAGCCACCAGTCCAGGTATTCCAGCCATGTCACCTGATTTCCTCAAATATCGCCCAGGGGAGCATGGCAAGTATCGCAAGACAGATTGTGGCCATGAAGATTGCCCCCTCATTGCGGTAGAACCAGGCAAGCATCAGAATGTCTCCGCCACCTTCATCCTGGCCCACTTCTCACAATGAGCCATTTCGTGAAGGACTTCCTTGACCGTCGCCATCCACGCCAGCCATACCTCGCACCATCCGTCGGACTTGAGGGACGCGAACCCACCAACCTCGCCTTTGACCGGGAAGCCGTAGTCGTCCGGCCCTGCACCTCTCGCCTTCCATGCCCGCGTGACGGTCCCGCCGTCGGCCCAAATGAACGTGGTGCGGGCGCGTTCCATGCGGTAGACGGCGGGGTCAGACGCGCACCCCGACAGGGCCAGGAGTAGGGGCAGGGCGACCCTCTGGGCGACGGTCATTGGCTCGACCATTAGTTGACGCTCCTCGCCACTTCCAGCCAAATCGCCCCCGTGTAGTACAGGAGAAGCGTGTCATTGGCCGTCATTCCGTAAGCCCCTGCCGCCGCGTTGAGGGCCAGGATGTCGGCTTGGTCATCTAGGGTGCAGGTCTGCGCTCCGAGCGCGACGAGCAGAAGATACTGGTTAGCCTTCGCGTTCGCCTCTCCCATCGTTACCGTCGTGCCATCGTCGTCGGAGCAGGTCAGGTGGAATGTCCCGCTAGAAACGTCAACGATGACGGTGGCGGCGTCGGCGTCCTCACCCGTATCGGCAACGGTGACTGCCCCATTGGTTTGGGCTAGGGCTCCGTCTTGGACGGTCAGCTTGGCGTTGGGGTTGGTGGTCCCGATGCCGACGTTTCCGCCCAACGGGTTCAATAGAAGCGGATACTGTGTCGCATCGCTATTTGCGACTGATGTCTGCATCCAATAGGAGTACGGAGACACGGCTGAGTCCTGCCCCAGATATAGTCCAGCGCCACCCTTGTTGCCTACAAAAAGCGTGGCGTTGGCATACGATGGAGAGCCGAATCCTCCGCTTAAAGTCACTGACGAGTTGAAGAATCCCGTCCCGTCAACATGGAGCTTGCTTGTCGGATTCGTGGTCCCGATGCCGACGTTGCCCGCAATAATCATTCCGTCGGTGGGACCAGTGGCCCCAACGTAGGCAGAACCGATTGCAACGGAGCCAGCTACGGAAAGTTTGTTTGTTCCGACAGCACCAGTTGCCGCAGAAATCGCCCCAGCCGTTACAAGGCCACCACCAAGGGCCAGGTTCCCATCGGCCACAGTGAATGTAGCGGTCTTTGTGGTGTATGGGAATATGGATATCGCCCCGTCCGTCGCGTTAGTGATGACTTCCCCGTTCTGTAAGTTCAGGTCATTGGTGAAAGCCGTCCCGCCCGCACCGCCCAGCTTGATACCGTTGGTGACTGTCTTTGCCGTCGCCTCGTTGTAAATCCAGAGTCCATGGAAGTTGTTGACGTTGGCTATGGTCGCATCCGAGAAGTACGGGGCCATCCAGATACGGGAGCCGACGAAGGCGGTCCCAGACTCGGCGGCAATCTCAGTACCACCCAAGTAGGATGCCCTGGCAGAGAACTCCCCACCGATCCCGGTACGAAGAGTCGCAGAATAGGCGGGGTCTATGTAGAACCGGCCATAGACACCCCGTGCCGTCATGGACTCATCCGCACCCTGGACACGGACAACTCCTTCTACTCCTTCCGCTGTAAAGGTCTGATTGTCGCCCTTACGCCAGTTGTATTGACCGGACAAGACTCCAACCTCGGCGTTAAGGGCCGGGGAGGATGACCCCGCCGTAGCGCGGAATAGGTTATAGACAGTCCCGTCAGCGGATGCCGTGTCGTCTAAATAATCGGCCTGGACTGTTTTATTGAGTATGTCAAGACCCGCCGTCGGCGAAGTGTTTCCTATCCCAACCTTTCCATCGCCACGGATAACAGCTATTCCGGTTGCGTCCTGGGACGATACCTTTACTACGAATCCGGTGGATGCGGAGTTTGACAACACTTCTAACTTAGCGGTTGGGAGGGTAATTCCGATACCAACGCGCTTGGTATCGCAGTCGGCGTTGAGCGTCAGGCCGTCAGTCCCGGCTTTGATGCAGTCGGCAGAAGTGCTTCCTACCGTGACGGATGACGGTGCAAGAGCTATACCATTAGCCGACGGAGAAGGAGCGTACTCCCCAGCTACGATATAGACAACCGGACAGGCCAGAAGAAGGGCGCTAGTCAGAACACTCAGCAGAGAGCGCATAGAAACCTCCCGAAACGCTAGTCTGCCGAGTGGTAAGCGCGATACCCCGCCACCCTGTCAGTCGAAGTTGACCGACTACGGCAGTACCAATTTCCAGTACCAAAGTCCGTGAAAGACGCACCAGGATACAGGTGGACCGCAGCCACGGTGTCAGCACAACTCGTAGCGGATGCCGTAGAAGAGCTAAGGCACACGCCACCAGTATTCGCGGCTATGCCCACGAACAGGACGCTTCTGGAGGTGACCCCAGCGGCCACAACCTCAGTCCAAGTCGAATACGGGCAAGCCACATTGAAGAATGTCCGCGTATCGCCCTCATGGCGAAATTGCGGCTGTGCCGCCGTGGGACCGCGCTCCCCGATCTGGTCTGAGGAGATAGCGAATCCCACGGCGGCTACTGCCACCAGGAACGCAGAGAAGATAGTCCCTTTTCGCATGTTACAGGCTCGTCGGGACCACCCGATAGAAGGCGCGGACCTTTACTGGCCCATTGGCAGAAACACCAGGGGCAACAGCGGCCCCGGTAGAGCGAAGCGCGAGGGCCTTGTTGTCGGGAAGGATGATCCCGGTGTCAAGATAGGTCGTGGACGGATAGACATACACGACTTTATCCGACGTAGCGTCAAGGAACCCAGTCGGGGTAAGCGTACCCATGATTAGGCCGGTCCCGTCGTTGGGCGAAATGTGGACGAGTCCAGCGTTCCCGGTGTAGGCCGAAGTGGCGTCATGGAACAGGAGCGCACCAAGGAAGATATTCGCGTACCCGATGCCAGGAGCCGCAACGATATCAATGGAGGTGACGCTCAACGCGATAAGCTGGGTGGACGTAATAGTGGTGTCCTTGATGTTCATTACGGACGAAGCCAAATCGCCCGCAAGGATTCCACCCGTCACGCTAATGTCAGCGATAGTAGCAGTACCCGAAACGGTCAGGTCATCCACATCGGCAGTACCGTCAATGTAGATGTCCTGCCACTGGAGGCTGGACGTTCCAAGGTCGGCGTCATCATCTGTAGTCGGGATGAGATTACCGGACGAATCCACACAAACCTCCGCACCGTCGGGACCGACGCACCAGATGTCGGCATCCGACGCGCCCTGGCTAGTCACCCTGGCGAAAGACAGCGGAGCA